CGCACAGCGCCCGCGGTCCAGAACTTGAATGAGCAAGAGGCTTTGGAAATCCAGAATTATTTGCAAGGCGTCGAGCAAGAGCAACAACCCGCTCCGGCTCCGGCTCCGGCTCCGGCTCCAGTGCCCGCGCCTGCTCCTACACCAGTTGTCCCCGCGCCTGACCAGCAAGGGGCTCTAGTTCCGCCTGCCCAACTTCCCACTCAGGGCGGCGGTGCTGCACCTAACCCGGTTCAACAGGCTTCCGCGGCCCCTCCTCGGCCACCTATTCAATCTTCGGGACCAGTGGATAGGACTAGGTTTGCAGCTCTTTTCCCAGAGGACCGCGAACTCCTCGGTATCGGCAGCTTAATGGGAGGCTAAAATGGCAGGAATTATCCAGTACGCCTCCCCGCAAGCCCGTTACTATAAGTATGACCGGGACATCATGGAAGACTATGATAACCGGATTAACATCTACAACACGGCGCTCGATAAGTACAAAACCGAAGCTGGCGCATATCAAGAGCTTGTTGACGCGCACAACGCGGCGGTAAACGCTTATAACGCGGACCTCGAAGATTGGCGCACAAAAGCAAACGCCTATAACGACGCCATTGCGGCATGGAACGCGACTGACCGGACCACGCCATATGACGACTGGGCGGATAGCGTGGCTTCGCCCGGCGAATGGGTCGGAACGGCACCCGTTTTCCAAGGCGGTGACGCACCGGTTGCTCCACAAGACCCCGGTTTTAGCGGTGAAGACGTTGACGCATATGTGAAAGAGGCACAAGCCCGTGCTGTCCGGCGCGGCAATGCTGGCGCTACGGCACAACAAGTTATTTCAGCGCCCGGCCAATACTACACGGCAGGCCGTGATACCTTTGGATCAAACCCCGAAGTAAGTTTGGCGGGCATGTCAGGTTTTGGATCGACTGCCATGGGATTTGCTGAAGGCGGAGTGGCCGGTCTATTCCGGAATTACGCACAAGGTGGGGCAGTGACGCCGATCACGCCTGAAGATTTGGAAGAAATGCGCCAAAAGGTGATTAACGATTACGGGTTTGACCCTATCGACATCGCCATGGAAGAGGGCGTGGACCCTGATCTGTACCTGCGCGTCATGTGGACCGAAAACAGAGGCCGTCAAGGCCCTGTCAGTGAAGCTGGCGCTATCGGTCTGATGCAGCTTATGCCCGGAACGGCGCGGGAACTTGGGGTAGACCCGAACAATCCCGTTGAAAACGCTCGTGGCGGTGCGCGTTACTTGCGCCAACAGCTCGACGCGTTCCAATCAGTGCCCTTGGCCCTCGCGGCGTACAACGCAGGCCCCGGCAACGTGAACAAATACGGCGGTGTGCCTCCATTCGAGGAAACCCGCAATTATGTCGCGCAAATCCACGGTGTGGACACAGGCGAAATTCTACCGGCCATGAACGAGTTTTACACACGCGTTCCCGGCGAAGACCCGTCCAGACGTCCCCAACCACGGCCCGAGGGCCTTGGGACACCCGGTTATGTGCCGCCAGCACCTGTGCAGAGCGAATATCTTACAACTGGTGTGGGTTCGGTGTTCTCGCAGCCTACGCAGGAGCCTGACTTTGGCAAAACGCGCAGCATGATCCCAAATATTATGCAGCAAGCGCCGCAGCCTGAAGAAGAGGCTCGCGGCATAGAGTTTTATCGCCAGTATGCAGCGTTTGCGCCACCCGAAGAGGATCAGCGCAACCAGTCTTTGGCGTCTTCGCCCAGCACCTGACCGGCAATATCAATCTTGTTCCGCAGCGCCTCCAAAATACGCTCGTCAATCGTGTCTGGAGAAACCAGATCGATGTAGGTCACCTTGTGGCCCTGACCGATACGGTGCGCACGGTCTTCTGACTGCAAGCGAATTTCCAAGTCATAACTGTTGGAAAAGTAAATGACGGTGTTGGCAGCCGTCAGCGTAATGCCGTAACCACCTGTCTTGGGTTGGCCGACAAAGAACCGCAGCGGATCACGGGTGTTTTGGAACCGGTTGACGATTTCCTGACGCTCGTCCTGCGGGGTCGCCCCGTAATAGCAGGCAACACTGTCCTCGCCATACAGCTTGGCTATCTCGCTCCGGATCATCTCCAAATCGTGCGAATATGTGGCCCAAATGATGGCTTTGCCGTTCACCTCTTCGACCAGACCAAGCAGCTCACTCAAGCGATTGTTCTTAATGGGCTTAATTTCTTCGTCATCCGGAGCAAGGTGACCGCAGCAAATTTGCTGCAAACGCATGATTTGGGTCAGTACGCTGGCGGTCGTTGCTAACTCTCCACTTTCCATCTTGGCCAGAGCTAACTTTTTCATCTGTATATACAGGCGCTCTTGTTCCGGGGTCAGCGGCACCTCACGGCGTATATACACCTTGGGCGGCAGGTCCAGACAGTCTTCTTTCAAGACGCGGTTGCTGAACCGGTCCAGCTTTTCCGACAGTTCGTCCAAACGACGGTATCCGACAATCTGTTGGAAGCTGCGATGCCCCATAGTGCGTTTCTGCACGTTGGCGTAACGGCTTTGGTAAGCAAAGTAGCTATTAAAGCCCAAGCATTTGTCCTTTAGCAGGTCGCACTGGCTGAACAGGTCCATTGGTGACTTAGTGATGGGCGATCCGGTAAGGATGCGGCGATACTTCGAGCGGTCACGCAGCTTCACGATGTTCTTTGTGCGTTGCGCCTTGCGGTTTTTGATGGTCGTGCTTTCATCGACAATAATCATGTTGTCTGGGTTCTGGAACAAGAAGGCTTCCGCGGCTTCTGTCCCACGGGGCGTGGAAAACGCTTCGACGTTCATCACAAAAATCTTCAGCACCTTGTCCTTCAAGGTGATGAAGTCGATCAGCTCGCTCTCAAACTTTTTTGTCTTCTGCGGCGTCCATCGCAGAACCTGCCGTTCAATGCGGTCTGGAAGATGCACGGGTATCTCGCCCTTGACCCAGTTGTCGTACACACCCTTGGGAGCGACAATCAATGCAGCGTTGATCTTTCCCATCTCATAAAGGATGGCCATGTTGTCTACGGCAACCTTCGACTTGCCTGTCCCCATCTCCATGAACAACGCATAATACTCCGCGGCCCACGAGTCAGACAACGCCTTGCGCTGGTGGTCGTAAGGCTTGGTCTTGAACTCAAATCCCTGCATTTTTGCCCCATGTAAAAATTGTGCTTGACAAGAGCTGAGTATAAGATATTATCTGCATTTGTCAAGGCCCGAACGGTGCCTTCAACCACGACAGGAGAAAGACGATGAGTGACGAACTCGCAAAATTGATGGAGCAAGACTTTGAAGACACGCTTGCGTCATCGGTCGAAAAGCTAGACCAACAGGGACTTACTTCGGTAGCCGCGTTGGCCCGCCAAATCCGAGACAAAGAAGACCGTATTGCCAGCTTAGAGGAAGACCTCAAGGCTGAAAAGAAGGCTCTTCTGAAGCTCACGGATGAAGATATGCCAGCCATGCTTGCAGAAATTGGTATTTCTTCGTTTAGCCTCGATGATGGTTCACAGGTCGAGGTGAAACAAACTTACGGGGCTTCCATCCTCGTAAACAACCGTCCTCAAGCCTACGAATGGCTGCGTGAAAACGGATACGATGACATCATCAAGAACAGTGTCATCTGTCAGTTTGGCCGTGGCGAGGACGACCAAGCAAGCGCCTTCGCTGCCTTCGCGCAGCAACAAGGGTATGTTCCAGAGCAAAAGACAGAAATTCACCCCCAGACGCTACGCGCCTTCGTTAAGGAACGTGTAGAAGAAGGTGATGAATTTCCCATGGAGCTTTTTGGAGCATGGGTTGGACAACGTGCAGTTATCAAGAAAGGTAAAAAATAATGGCCGATACAAAAGCAGTAGCTACCAAAGAAAACACCGCAGTCGCGGCATTTGATCCATCTATGTTTGAGGCTGACGCAGGCCGTGGCATGGAGAACATGGGACAGGAGGACATGGCTCTTCCCTTCCTGAAAGTTCTGTCAGGTAATGACCCTGTGTTGGACGAAAACGAAGAGGCTCGTAAGGGCGACATTTACAACACCGTAACTGGTGCAATCATCAAAGGTAAGACGGGCATTCGCGTCATCCCATGTGCTTACCAGCGACGGTTCATTCAGTGGGCACCACGTGGCAGTGGTAGCGGTGCGCCCGTGGCAATTTACGAGCCACAAGACCAGCGTCCCAAGACGGAGCGTTCACCCGACGACAACAAAGAATACGTTGTTGGCGGCGATGGCGACTACATCGAAGAGACGCACCAGCATTTTGTGATCGTCCTCAACGACGATGGGTCCGCGGAGACCGCACTGATTGCTATGAAATCTACGCAGCTCAAGAAGTCGCGTAAGTGGAACAGCATGATGGCGTCCCGTCAGATGCAGGGAAAGAACGGGCCGTTCACGCCGCCCCGCTTCTCACACATCTACCACCTCAAGACCATCGGTGAAGAAAACTCCAAAGGTTCTTGGCATGGCTGGGAGATGGGTCTGGAAGGCCCCATCACTGACGCGGCTTTGTATTCCCGTGCAAAGCAGTTTGCTGAAAGCATCACGGCGGGTGATGTTGTTGTTAAGCATACGGAAGATGACACTGTGAATGGTGACACACCATTCTAATCGTCATTGCGGCGGGGCTTACGGGCCCTGCCGCTTTTTTCCGTAGGGGGCAACAATGTCAGTAGAAAAATTTGCGGCCATATTTGATGGTCTGAAGGAAGCCTATGGCTACTTCAAAATAGAAAAAACAGGCGCTAATGGCAAAGCCAAGGGAAAGGCAGGCGTTCTACGCGAACCCCGCACCAAGAAGCTTTGGGAAAACCATTTATCTGGCAACGGCAATGGTCTGGGCATTATCCCGATCAACGAAGACAATTGCTGTAAGTGGGGCTGCATCGACATCGATCAGTACCCCCTCGACCATAAGCTCCTCATAGATAAAATACGGCGGATGCAGCTTCCGCTGGTCGTGTGCCGCTCTAAGTCAGGCGGTGCGCATTGTTTCCTGTTCTCAAAGGACTGGGTTGAAGCAAAAGACATGCAGAAGGCTCTGCAACACATGTCCGCGGCCCTCGGCTATGGCGAGAGCGAAATATTCCCTAAGCAGGTTAAGCTGCATCTGGATCGTGGCGACGTGGGTAACTTTCTCAATTTGCCATACTATGATGCAGAAAACGGGCTGCGTTACGCATTTCTGGACGATGGAACATCGGCGTCAATAGAAGAATTTTTTGACCTGTACGAAAAACATGCCCAGACGCCGGAAGAAGTTGTTAAGCTACAAGTAGTAGGCAGTGGCGAGACAGAACTGCTTCAGGATGGCCCGCCCTGCTTACAGATACTTTGTAAGATGAAGATCAGCGAAGGGGGCCGCAATAATGGGTTATTCAACATCGGCGTTTATTTACGAAAAGCGTATCCAGATAGTTGGGAATCCGAAATCCTTAAATACAACATGGAGTACCTATCTCCGCCGCTTCCACTCCCGGAGGTCAACGTAGTTGCAAAGCAAGTCCAGCGGAAAGACTATGCTTACAAATGCAACGACGCTCCAATCAATGCTTACTGCAACAAAGAGCTATGCCGAACCCGTAAAAACGGTATAGGAGCGGCTGTAGCAGGGGCCACAATCGCAAACCTGCGCAAGTATAACTCCACGCCCCCGGTCTGGTTTATGGACGTCAATGGGGAGCCTTTGGAGCTAGACACAGACGCGCTTATGAACCAGATCACGTTCCAGCGATCCTGCATGGAGCAGCTTAACTTCATGCCGCGTTCTGTGGCAAAGCAGCAGTGGGAAAGCCGCATCAGCACCTTGCTGAACGAAATGCGCGACAACGAGAGCGCGATCATCGAAGTGGCGCAGGATGCAAGCATCAGTGGCCAGTTCTATGATTACCTCGAAGAGTTCTGCCGTCATTTACAGCAAGCGCAAGACAAAGAAGAAATCCTGCTCCGTCGCCCATGGACCGACGAAGAGGAAGGCTGGACGTACTTCCGCCTGAAAGACTTCGAGGCATTCCTGCGGAAGAACAAATTCTTCGAATACAAATCACACAAGATTGCCCAGCGTCTGCGTGACATCAGTGGCGAAAGCGTGGTTTTGAAAATTAAAGGAAGGGCGGTGCGTGTTTGGAAGATACCGGCCTTTGATGTAGCAGACATCGACATCAATCCGCCGAAGTTTGGATCAGAGGAGGCACCGTTTTGACGGAGAATGTTTTTCGCACAAACCGTTACGATTTTGCAGAGCAGTATCGTGAAAGAAACTGGGCAATTTACCGTATGCGCGTTGTAGAGAAGCGGACGCTAGATAGCATCGGCGAGAAGTACAACATTTCACGGGAGCGTGTCCGCCAGATCGTTTTCAAAGCAGAAAACCTGATGAAGCACAGACGCTGGGCGGAAGCCAGTAAGAAGACAAACGGCAAGATGCCTGTTGGCGCACTGGATATTTCCATACGCGTCAGGAACGCTTTGCTGAACATGGGTGCCGCGGACTTGAACCTGCTTTTGTTCATCGACGTCGTGTCGCCTGAAGAAATGATTAAACAACCAAATTTCGGTCTACGCAGTTTGCGTGAGCTTATTGCGGCTATTGAGGAGGTAGACCCAGATGTTTCGAATCTTTGGACCGCCGGGCACGGGAAAAACTACAACCCTGCTAAACATGGTGGACGACGCGTTGGAGAAAGGGACGCATCCGCATAGGATTGCGTTCCTCGCCTTCACGCGTAAGGCGGCCAACGAAGCAAAAGAGCGGGCTGCCGCACGGTTTGGCTTGGACCCCAAGAAAGACCTGATCTATTTCCGCACCCTGCACTCGCTGGCGCTGACGATGACCGACATCCGGCCAGAGCAGGTTATGCAGCCGCAAAACTATAAAGAGCTGGGGAACGCGATTGGCGTAAGTCTAGTTGGCGCAAAACACGACCAGTTCGAGGACGTCCCCTCAATGACCACGGCCAACGACCCTGTTCTTGGCCTGATTAACTTGGCTCGACTGCGTCAGGTGCCCTTGCGGGAGCAATACAACGAAAGCAACATCGAAGCCGACTGGAACACGGTGTCTTACGTCGACAAATGCCTGCGTGAATACAAAGAAAAGCTGGGCTTGTACGACTTCACCGACATGCTGCAAGCGTTCGTGGATCAGTCTGACCGGTTCTGTCCGGAGTTTGACCTGTGCTTTCTCGACGAAGCGCAAGACTTGAGCAACCTACAGTGGGACATCGCCGACATTCTGGACGCGCATTCAGTGCGCATGTACGCCGCTGGCGATGATGACCAAGCGATTTACCGCTGGGCTGGCGCAAATGTCGACCGGTTCATTAACTTGCCGGGCGGCAGCGAAACACTGTCCCAGTCTTACCGTGTGCCGAGCGAGGTGCATAAGATTGCGGAGGGTGTCGTGCGCCGCATCGCCCGTAGATTTCCGAAGAAATACAATCCCCGTGAAGAGAGTGGGCGAGTGGCGCGGATAAACACTATCCAATCCCTCGACATGACACAAGGCTCTTGGCTCATTTTATCGCAGGCAGGCTACCAATTAACTCCGGTCGCTAACGATCTGAAATCAAACGGTTATCTGTTCAACTACCGCGGCCATCGGAGCATCAGCGAAAAGATTTCTGATGCAGTAAATGGATGGGAGCAGTTGCGTAAAGGAAACGAAGTTTCCGGTGAGACCG